TGCTGCACCTACGTCAGCCGAAGACAAGTTCTTTGGCGTTAAGACGCAAATTGCTAAAAAATCTAAAGAAAAAGAAGCCTCTTCAGAAGAAGCTGCTTTTGATTTAGAGATTGTTGATGATAAACCCGCTGTTAATAAGGCTGCTTATGAGCCAACTGGTGATGAAGAATTAGACAGTTATAGTGCTAGTGTCAGGAAACGTCTTGATAAAGCTACCTTCAAAAGAAGGGAAGCACAGCGCCTTGCAGATGAAGCGGTTAAGGCAGCACAGCAACTTCAGCAACAGAACCAAGCTCTTTCGGCAAAAAACAAAGAGTACGAGTCTTTGATTAATCGTGGTGAGACTGCATTAGTTTCACAGATAAAAGAGAAGGCTCAGTTATCGGCAGAAAAAGCTAAGGCTGAGTACCGAAAGGCTCATGAAGAAGGCAATACAGATGATATTGTCTCCTCTCAGGAGAAGATGATTGAGGCGCAGTCTCAAATGAAAGAGGCAGAGCGTTATGAGAGAAGCCTTCCTCCGCAGCCAACTGAGCAACAGCAAGCAGCTTATCAACAGCAAGTTGCTTATCAGCAGCAACAACAGGCATACCAACAACAACAGCCTGCTCCTCCTACTGTTCCAGAGCCTGAACCAAAGGCAAAAGAATGGGGAGAAAAGAATACCTGGTTTGGTGATGAAGAACATAAGGGCATGACAGCTTACGCTTATGCTCTCCATGAAGAAGCCATAAAAGACAATGGTCTTTCGCCTAACTCGGATCAATATTTTCAATATATTGATAGCGAGATGAGGGGAAGATTTAGTGATTATGAGTGGTTGGATGAAACACCGAAAGATGTTTCTAGCGGTAATGGACAAACCGCGACTTCGACAACCACTCAGCCTTCGTCCGTGGTCGCCCCTTCCGCAAGGAATAATGGGGCCAAGCCACGCAAAGTGAAGTTAACGTCCACTCAAGTCGCTCTCGCTAAACGACTTGGGTTATCCAATGCACAATACGCCAACCAACTCGTTAAGGAGATGACCAATGGCCGATGAGCGCACTCCGAGGTCTCAAGACACTCGCAAAGAACTTGTTCGAGAAAGTAATGATTCTTGGACTCCTTCTTCAATTTTGCCAACACCTGAACCGCAGGATGGCTGGGTATTTCGTTGGGTAAGAACCAGCGCAATGGGGCAATCGGATAACACGAATGTATCCCAGAAGTTTAGAGATGGTTGGTCTCCCGTTAGGGCAGAAGATCATCCTGAGCTACATATCCAGTCTGATATTAACTCACAGTTCAAGGGAAACCTTGAGGTTGGTGGGTTATTATTGTGTAAGGCTCCTAAAGAAAAAATGGATGCCAGAAACAAGCATTTTCAGGATTTGGCTCAAAAACAGATGGAGTCAGTCGATAACAATTATTTGAGAGAAAATGATCCGCGTATGCCACTATTGAGACCGGAGAAAAGTACGCGCACAACCTTTGGTAAAGGCTAACTATCCTCTTAGGATGTAGCCTTTTTTTTTAATGTAATTCTGGGAGAAAACAGAATGGCTACAAGTGCGACTCCAAATGGTGCAGAACCGATTGGTACTTGTTCGAGCAGCGGTTCCTTTACGGGAAAAGTTGTTCATATCAAGATTGCCTCGGCGTATGGCACCGCTATATTTTATGGAGATTTTGTGAAGTTAGTTGCGGCGGGAACGATTGAAAAAGACGCTGGAACAACTGCACTGACCTCTATAGGTATATTCATGGGCTGTAAGTACACAGATCCTAGCTCCAATCAAATGACATTTAGCCAGACTTGGCCTGCTTCCACATCGGCTTCCGATGCTGCGGGGTATGTTTTGATGGATCCTGATGTTTTATTTAGGATGCAGGGTGATGCAACGATTGCTCAGACCGCTCTAGGCGCTAACTTTGCTGTTGTCCAAACAGCAGGTTCAACGACTATTGGTCGAAGCAAGAATGCATGTGATTCCTCTACAGTCGCTACCACTAATACGTTACCTGTAAGGCTCGTAGATTTTTACGATGGCCCTAATAGTTCAATAGGTGACGCTTTTACTGATGTAATCCTTCGTTTCAACGCGGGTCATCAATTAACCAATGTAACAGGCATATAAAGGAGAACTAGCATGGCTATTTCAAGAGCACAAATGCTGAAAGAACTCCTGCCGGGGCTTAATGCCCTGTTTGGCCTGGAGTACGAGAAGTATGAAGATGAGCACGCTATTATTTACGATACAGCCTCATCTGAGCGTTCGTTTGAAGAAGAAGTGAAACTGAGTGGGTTTGGTGCAGCACCTGTGAAGGACGAAGGAAATGCTATTTCCTACGATTCTGCTCAGGAAGCCTATACCGCTAGGTACAACCATGAAACGATTGCAATGGGTTTTGCGATAACAGAAGAGGCGATGGAAGATAATCTATATGATTCTTTATCGGCTCGTTATACCAAAGCTCTTGCTCGCGCAATGGCGTATACCAAGCAAGTAAAGGCAGCGAATCCGCTCAACAACGGTTTCACTAATTCTTATCAGACTGGTGACGGGGTTAACCTGTTCACAGCGTCTGGTGATGGTGTGACTGGTGGTGGTGGTCATCCGAGAGTGGATGGTGGTACAAACGATAATCGTCCTGCGACAGCGGCTGATTTGAATGAAACTTCATTAGAGGCAGCGATTGTAACGATTGCGGCTCTCACAGATGAGCGTGGACTTCTAATTGCGGCTCGACCAAGACGGTTGGTGGTTCCGCCTGCTGGGATGTTTATTGCTACACGGCTCCTTGAGTCAGATCAAAGAGTGGCTACGGCGGATAACGACATCAATGCTATCCGTAGCATGGGTATCGTTCCAGAAGGCTATTCGGTCAATCATTATTTGACTGACTCGGATTCTTTCTACATCATCACTGATGTACCGAATGGTTTGAGACACTTCGAGCGTACTGCGTTAGAAACCTCAATGGACGGTGATTTCGATACTGGCAATGTGAGATACAAAGCCAGGGAGCGTTACTCTTTTGGGGTAAGTGATCCACTTGGAATTTACGGTTCACCAGGAGCGTAAGTAAGTAAGTAATAAGGGAAGGCGGCTTGTTTTTTTAATATAACGAAATGCTTGTTGATTTAACCGCAGGTCGCTTTCCTTTTTCCTGACAGGCACATAATGTGTCTGACACTAGCCAAGACAGGAGAAATATATGGCTAATACAACGTTTAATGGGCCGGTTCGATCCGAGGGCGGCTTTGAGCAAATCACGAAGACTGCTGGAACTGGTGCTGTTACCACTAATCTGGATATTGATTCCAGTGGTAATATCACTACAACCGGGTATCTTTCCTCTTATGCTAACGTAAGCAGCATTACTGCTTCGACCAAGAGCGTTGAGTCCACTGATTCAGGTACGGTTTACACGTTGAACCGAGCCGCAGGAATCGTGGTGACTCTTCCAACCGCAGCAGCAGGGCTTAACTATACCTTTATAGTTGGCACTACCTTTACAGGCGCAGGGCAGATTAATACGGACAATGCCAGTGATTTATTTTCTGGTTTTGCATCGCTTTTTGATCCCGCAACTGCAACAGACACTAATACCTTTATCCCAGATGCCAGTAATGACGACACCATTGATTTGGGTTCGGCAGGGCAGGGTTGGCTTGTAGGTGGTGTAATCAGATTGGTAGCGACTAGCGCAGCGGTTTGGCATTGTGAAGCATTCCTTCATGGTGATGGTACATTGGCTACACCGTTTGAGTAGTTAATTGTTAGTTGGATGGAGCTTCGGCTCCATCTGACTATTTAAGGAGATCGAAATGGCTGATGTTGTTACAAGTCAAACCATACAGGATGGCGCTCGGCGCGTGACGATGAGCTTTACCAACGTAAGTGATGGAACTGGTGAGGCTGCGGTTAAAAAAGTTGATGTCTCTGCTTTAGAGTCAGACCCGATGACAGGTGCTGCCTGTGACGGAGTAACCATTCAATCGGTTACATTCTCGAACTTTGGCATGAGCGTGAAACTTCTTTGGGATGCTTCCACAGATGTTTTAGCCCTTCATTTGCCACAGGATTATGCGGATACGCTGGATTTTAGCGATGGTGGACTAAAAAATAATTCGGGTTCAGGTAAAACTGGCGACATCATGCTGACCACAGTAGGTCATGCTTCTGGTGATGCTTATACTGTTACTCTGACAATGATTAAGAATTATGCGTAGGAGAGAATTATGGCAAAGCTAGAAATCTTTCAGAATGGGACTTCGATGCACCCAGATACAATGGGTGAGGTTATTTATCAGATAGGTTCTAAAAATTCTGATGGCGAATATGATGTGGTTGTTTTTGATGCAATGACTGAAAAAGAAGCTCAGGCAAAGTTAAAAGAGCTTAGGCCGGTCAAGGTTGTTTCAAAAACAGAGCCAGAGCCAGAAAAGAAAGCAGAGCCTAAGAAAGTAGCCGCTAAGAAAGCAACGAAGAAAAAAACAGCTAAGAAAAAGTAATTATGGCAATTAGTCGCGCACAGTTGGCAAAAGAAGTCAGTAGCGGGCCTTCTCGTAAAAAGCTCGTAAAGAAAGCTTTGAGACTACCTGCTGGTGTGGAACCAAAACCCAGAACTTTAAGCAAAGTTATGCGTAAGGCAAGGAGAAGGGGATAAATGGCTACTAGCGGTACTTATACATTCAATCTTGATCTAAGCGATATTCTTGAAGAAGCTTATGAGAGAGCGGGTTTGGAGTTGCGTAGTGGCTATGACTATCGCACAGCAAGGCGTAGTCTGGACTTAATGTTTCTTGAATGGCAGAACAGGGGGTTAAACCTTTGGTCTGTTCAGGAAGGGACTCAGACGCTTACAGCAGGAACTGGACGGTACGCTTTAACTAGCGATCAGTTAGATGTGATTGAGGCTTCTTTAAGAACCGATGATGGAGATGTGAATAAACAGACTGATCTGACTATGAGTCGAATCTCTATTAGTCAGTATTCACATCTGACCAATAAACTCACTCAGGGCCGACCAATTCAATTTTGGATTGAAAAAGATCCCGGTGCAATCGCCTTGAATGTCTGGCCTGTGCCTGATGACGCGGTGACTTACAAAATAAACTACTACTACATACAGAGGGTTGAGGATACAGGTAGTCCCGCCTCTAACAATGTGGACATTCCAGCAAGGTTTATGCCTTGTATGGCGGCTGGTCTAGCTTATTATATTAGTATTAAGAGGCCAGAAGCCTCAGAACGTGCGCCTTTACTGAAGCAGGTCTATGAAGAACAGTGGGATTTAGCGGCAGATGCTGACAGGGATAAGTCCTCTTTCTACATGGTTCCTGGTGGATATAGTCGATTATGAGTAGTTATGCAGCAGGAAAAAGAGCTTTTGGCTTCTGTGATCGGACAGGGTTTCGTTATCCTTTGAAGGATTTAGTGCCTCAGATCGAAAATGGCAGACCCAATGGGTTGCTTGTAGGTCGAGATGTAGTGGATGAAGATCAGCCTCAGTTGCAGCTAGGCAAGCTAAGAACGCTAGATCCGCAGGCTTTAAGGAACCCAAGGCCCGATACAGGCCAAGCTGAGAGCAGAAAACTCTATGCATGGGATCCTGTCGGTGGGGGTAACTCTGCTTTAGGCAGTCGTACCGTGGGACTCGACATTACCGCGGTAGTTGGCAAAGTAATAGTGAGTACAGACTAATGGCCTGGACACTAACAACGCTTAAAAGCACCATTCAGGATTATTTGCAAAATACAGAAACCACTTTTGTTAATGATCTTTCTACGATTATTATCCAAGCCGAGAACAGGATTCTAAAATCTGTTCAGTTACCTGATTTCAGAAAGAACACCACAGGCATTATGACCAGCGGTAACTCTTATCTGACTACGCCTACTGATTTTATGGCTCCGTACTCTCTAGCCCTGGACAACAGCGGTTACGAGTATTTGATTTTTAAGGATGTTAATTTTATCCGAGAGGCTTATCCGGTTTCGACAACAACAGCAACGCCAAAGTATTACGGGCTGTTTGATGATGTCAGCTTTATTATTGGCCCAACACCTGATAGCAGTTATGCCGTTGAGCTTCATTATTTTTACAAGCCAACCTCTATTACTGCCTCGGCTGACGGCACAAGTTGGTTGGGGGATAACGCGGAAACCGTATTGCTTTATGGATGCCTTGTAGAGGGCTATACCTTTATGAAAGGTGAGCAGGACATGCTGGCGGTGTATCAAAAGCAATATCAGGATGCGATGACTAACCTGAAATCGCTTGGCGAGGGTTATAGTACGACAGATAATTATCGTAGTGGGGCAATAAGGAATCAGAGGCTTTAATGCTTGAATTAAGCTCTACAATTGAACCGGGCATTTGCGAGGTTCATACAACGCATAACCGAGGGTTTACCCCGGAAGAGATTGCTGAGAGGACAGTTCCTAAAATTGTTTCTGTGGCTGAAGGAGCAGATCCAGAGGCTAGGGAACAGGCAGAGACATTTAAGAAAAGACTTTTTCATGTAATTGTTAAGGCTTGTAATGATGCAATACGGAGCGATAGAACAACCCTTTCTAATCTTTTGACACAACAGGGCCATAAAGATATGGCGGATATTTTGAGGAAATTCTGATGGCGATAACACAAGCAGTAGCAACTAGTTTTAAGAGTGAATTACTTCAAGGGATTCATAATTTTCATAACGGTTCTGGTGGAGGCACGACAACCACAACGGGTACGGGCAATACATTTAAGATTGCTCTTTACACCTCAAGTGCTACTTTAGCTGCATCGACTACTGCCTACGCAACCACAAATGAAGTTTCGGGAACGAACTACACTGCGGGAGGCAATACGCTGACAAACGTGGATCCTAGTGCGAGCGGTACGACCGCCCTTACAGATTTCTCGGACACCACATGGAGTTCAGCCACGATAACCGCAAATGGGGCATTGATTTACAACTCAAGCACAACAGCAGGAACGGCGAACAGAGCGGTGGTTGTTCTCGCTTTTGGTGCAGATAAAACTTCAACAGCAGGTGACTTTACGATCACCTTTCCGGCAGCCGATGCGAGCAATGCGATTATTAGAATTGCGTAATGGATAAACTATGGCAGGTACATGGGGTTTCAGCACTTACGGATCGTCTACATGGGGCGGAGTTGTTGATGTTACCGTTGCCCTTACAGGCAACGCAGCAACCGTTAGCACTGCTTCGGTTACTCCGAGTGCGGCTGCGACTGTTGCGGCAACCGGAAACTATGCTACCTCCGCAGTTGGGACAGTGGTTGTTACAGGCAATGCTTGTATTTGTCCGGTCACTGGTAACTCAGTTACTGCCAGCACTGCATCGGTTACTGTTACTGGTGCTGCTTCTGTCAGCGTCACTAGTCCGGCTCTCACTTTATCACTTGGTAGCATTTCTCTCGAAACCAATAACACGATTAGTGTTACAAGCGATGCGTCCACAGCGTCTACTAACGATGTTACTGTGGTTGCCAAGGCAGGTGTCGATGTCACTGGCAATCAAGTTGAAGCATCTACAACAAGCGTTTTGGTCTGGGGTCTTGTTGACACAAGTCAGACGGCTAGTTGGGCTTCAGTTTCTAGTTCACAAACACCTAGTTGGAGTGCGGTTGATACCGATCAGACTCCTGACTGGGAAGAGGTAGCGTAAATGGCAAGCACATATGTAAACAATCTTAGGCTCAACGAGATGGCTACCGGAGATGGTAGCGGAACGTGGGGTACAACGACCAACACAAATTTAGAATTAATCGGCCAGGCACTAGGCTATGGCACTAGAGCCATTGCCAACGCATCAACCGATAACATTACCATTGCAGACGGCGCTTCAGATTCCGATAGGGCGATGTACCTTAAACTCACGGGAGGTGGTCAGGCTTGCACGGTAACGCTTTTACCTAATACTGCATCGAAAGTATGGATGCTGGAAAACGCGACTTCATACACACTAACCTTCACTTGCGGTAGTGGTGCTAACGTAGCTATTTTAGCTGGCGAAACAAAGGTTATAGCCACCGATGGTGGTGGCTCTGGTGGCATAGTCTATGACGTTTTGACGGAT